TCTCTTCGTATGTGTCCGGCTTGCCTATGGCGTTCTTCAAATACGATGTGAAGAACTCGTGTGGGAAATGGGCTTTTGTATATGCTGTCAGATATGCGTTATATGCATAGCTGATAGAGTGCGACTTATTGAAAGAATATCTTTGTGACTTCTCGATCCATCCAAATATCTCTTCAGCTTGCTCTCTGCTAATAACCCCTTTGGAAACAGACATCGATACAAATTTTTCTTTAAGGGTTGCCATTAGGGATACATTCTTTTTTCCAATCGCTTTTCTTAGAATGTCTGCTTCTTGCAGGCTAAACCCTGCTATTTCTCTGGCAATCAATAAAGACTGTTCTTGGTAAACAAGAATGCCGTGTGTGTTAGACAATATAGGAATCAGAGATTCATGTAGGTATTCTACTGGATCTCTGTTGTGCTTGCGGTCTATATAGTGATTGGTTAGACTTTTACCATTTACCATAGCTTCCATGCAACCGGGTCTAATAATCGCAATAAGGTCAGAAAGCTCCTCTATATTGCTGGGAGCGGTCTGTTTAGAGAGGCTTCGTCCCAGATGAGACTCTAACTGAAAGACGCCCTTTGTATTACCAGAACATATCATGTCCCACGTAGCAGGACATACTAACGGAAGCTCGGTTATGTCTGGCCTAAACAAGACTTTCCCGTTTGGGGTAGTCTCAAATGAACAGCCGCATGGGAACTTTTTCATTTGATAAAGCCAAAAATTTTAGCGAAAACGAACGCCCCTGTTACGGCGGCTATCAATGAGAACATGGTCCTCATAAACTCCATCTTGTGGTTATGTTTGTCTAGCCACTTTTCTAGACTTCCCCTTTTGTCTTTTCTGCTCATATTATTTATCCTTGAGTGCCCCTTTGAACTTGTCCACCTTGGCTTGACGCCTGTGGAACTTAAGGAACTGCACTAAGAGTTTTGCCGTATCCACTGTGTCAGAATATGCCTCATGCGCCTGTGCCGCCTCTATGCCAAAAAACTTTCTCATTGTGTCCAGCTTGAGACTTGATGGCTCCTCTAGATTCTCAAACCAATAAAACATAAGATCCATTACATCCATCTTGTTTACTTTTGAAAAGGGCATCTTGGTTTTATGTTTTTCGGCAAGTCGCAAGCAGATCGGAAGGTCAAAGCCTACGATGTTATAGCCAGCCGGAACGGGCTCTGTGTACCAGTTGCCGGGAGACTTCTCACTATTAAACTTTTTACAGTAATCGCAAAAACTTTTCCAAGCCATCTTTTCGCTTTTGCCGCTCTTCCAGCTTTTTATAATGTCGCTGCTTTCTACTCCTCTTTGTTTGGCATGCCATTCTATAGTTTTTTGCCTCTCCTCTGTGAAGTACGACTCCTTGGCAATGCCCGGAGGCTTAATTATAGAATGAAAAGAACGATCTTCTTTGATTTCCAGAGTTCTTGGATCTATTGGGATCGCCGCCAATTCTACTGGGTTACAAGTATCGGGATTTGGACTATCTGTTTCCCAGTCGAATACGATTATCCACCTATTGTTAATCATAGCCTTCTCCTCCTATTAATATGTTAGGAACTTCCATAATCTTGTCAAGCATCCTGATTCCAAGAACGTCTAACTTCAAAAGGCCTACGTCTTCACAACTGGGCCCCTCGAAGCCAGCCAAAAGGTCTTTTTCACCCTTGCTCGATGATCTAATCATGGGGCAGCTTTCTGATATGGGGGACGGCGAGACAACTACTCCTGCTGCGTGCTTGGACTGAATTATTTTGGTTCCTTCAAGCCTCATGGCCTGTTCAAATATCTTAGACATCTTGCCTTCTAGCTTGCCGTCATCACCGATCTCGCACCAGTCTTTAAGTTCGGCCCTTCTGTTTTTCAAAGCCCACAGGATAAGTGACGACTCGCCAAGTTCCTCTTTCATGTCCTGAAGCTCGTCCGCGATCTTTGACTCATCCATTATATGCTTGGTCACCTCGTTTTGTTCACCGAACGAGATATTGCCTCTGGCTTGCATAACCCTTTTTAGAGCGGACCTTCCTTGGAGGGTTTGGTACGTAACAATTTGTGCGACGTTGTTTGTTCCGTATTCATTTTTTATGTGATCAATAACCTTTTCTCTGGCCATTTTAGGCACATCAATATCTATATCAGGCATAGATATTCTGTCTTCTGTGTTTCTTCCCGCATTGTAGAATCTCTCAAAAACTAAGCCATGCTTGATTGGATCTATCTGGGTGATCCCCAGCAAGTACGAGACCATGCATCCAGCCGCGCTCCCTCTGCCGGGACCGGTTAAATATCCTTGCTGTCTGCAAAATTTCAAAATGTCTTGCACGATTAAAAAATAGCTTGAAAGCTGCGCCTCTTCAAATATTTGAAGTTCTTTTTGGACACGCTCCCCGTATCTCGCAAACTCTGAAGCCCCTTTAGGGATGTGTTTCATTTTTTCTGCCCACCCTATCTTGCACAAATGTCGCAAGTAGTCTCTCGGATTGAACCTATCCGGCGTACGGAAGTCTGGAGGGTTGGGCGGTCCTAGGATATCATATGACTGACACATGTCTGAGATGAGCACCGTGTTCTGTAGTTCTTCTTCTGTGTGGTATTGGAGCATCTCTGAGTAGGTGGGAATATAAAAGTTGTCAGAAGAAAAGAACGGCTTAAGGGACTTAGACTTGCCGCTCTTCAACTCCCTATGAACTTGGCCTATCGTCTTTCTCATGGCCGTGCATAAAAGAACCCTCTGGTCTTCTGCCGTTTCCATGGTAGGGTAGTGCGCGTCAGGTGTCCCCACGCACGGGATGTCTGTTTGTACTGATATCTGTCTGAGCCTTTCCGCTGCTATTCGAGATTCTTCATTATTGTTTGAATCTATAAGTTGAATTTCAATGAAAAAGTTTCCTTTCCCGAAAATATCTTGCAGCCTTAGTGCTGCGTGTGCAATAAAGCTGTCTGGCCGGTTCTCTAGGGCTACGTTCCCCAAGTAAGAGCCTAAGTGCCCGCTGAAAGACACTAAATTTCCATGGCTAGCAATCTCCTTGAGTTGGTTGAAATCTATTCTGGGCTTATAATAAAACTGCTCAGAACGGTTTGACTGTGATACTAGGTTAAGGATATCCCTCCATCCGTCAAGGTTCTTTGCTAGAATGACCTGATGCACTAATTCTCGATTCTGTGGGGATTGAATAGTTGCGTCTTCCATGCACAAATAGAATTCGCATCCTAAAATTGGCTTTTGAGATTTTCCATTTAAAGTTTTGCAAAAATCCACAGCACCAGAAACGGTGCCATGATCCGTCAATGCGCAGGCATCGGTTTCTATATCCTGTATGCGGGAGGATATTTGTGATGTCTGCGAAAGGCCGTCTAGCAAGCTGTACTCAGAATGGACGTGCAATGGCACGTATTTCATTTCTTTCTCCTGAACTTTTTAAGGTCAGAAATTTTTACATTGTAACAATCTGCCTTAACTATATATCCGTTTGATGGATCGACATCTCCTCGCTTGAGGGTCATGGCCTTTTCAAAATACTCCGAATGAGAAAGCCATCCCAAGACCCACGCCCTTTTCCACTGGCGGTTGACCCATTCAATACGCACAAAGGCATATCGGTCGCACTTCTGCTTAGTATTATACGCCGCGATTGAGCATTCGTAGAAGGGCTTTGGGGCTGACGTGCATCTTTTTGTTTTTACATCATAGGTGAGAGTGGCAGTCTTGTTGGAATAACAGATATCAAAGTCATAAGTGTTGTTTATCTCTCCGCGTATAAGCTCATTTGCTACTTCTTCACCTAGAAAACCAGCTATATTCCCACCTCCTCCGAGGATAGAATTCCTAATAACTCCCATCTCGCGAGCCTTACGCCACGCCCTCTTCTTCATTTCCTGAGAGATCTCTATTTCTATCATTTCCCTGTTTAACTCCTATCTTGTAGGCCATGTATACTTTTCTAATTGGCCTAACTACGTAGTGCCCAACGAAACCTCCTATGCGAGGCATTCCAACAGACGTTCTTAAGTAATTTTCAAGCTTGGTTAGAGGGCACACCTGTCTTGTAAAGGTGACCGTTATAATAAAGCTATTGATAGGCATCCATATCCAAATTGGACATAGAAAAGGCGTTATAAAAAAGGCCGCTATGTTGACAAACACAACAAAAAGATGGGCGACTATAAGGGCGTATAGCAGACATCTCTTGAAATGCTCTGCCCTAAGTGGCCTCTTGCTGTAGGCTGCGTTAAGTCTGTAAAGAAGATATTTAAGCGACTTGCTGTCGGTTTTGCCGCCGATCTCATCCTCCAGTCTAGCGGCCAACTCTCTTGCCTGATCCTCATCCAAAAAGTCGTCAAGTATCTCGACGATGCTGTTTGTGTCTGAATAGGCCATCGAAGTATCCTTTCAAATTTCGCCCGGTGCCTTATATGCTGCCAGACTGTGGTCTAAATTCATCATATTATTTGTAACCCACTCTATCCCATATTTGTTTATCATGTATCTGGTCTGCTCGCACTTTGTCATTGTTTCTTCGTATGGAGTGACCTGTCCGGCACGCCTTTCAATAAGGGGCTCTATATGGGTTCCTTCAAAAGTAGTCTTGCCTTGATGGCATAGCTTTGAGCATTTCCAGCATTGCGAAGAATCTATTTGCCTTATAGTCTTAGGCTTTTCGGTATCTCGTATGAATTCAAACTTATTTTTCAACATTTCTTCGGTTTTTGGTATGTCGTCGTCTTGGAAATGAACCGTATATGCCCCCCCATCATTGATAAAATATATGGTTACCAAGAAGGTTTTAACGTCTGGATAGAGATGCTTGGCGGCATAGTGATAGATACGTAACTGCGCGTCATCAAGAAGGCTGTTTTGAGTTTTCTGCTTGCCAGTGGCCCAGTCTAACCTTCTACCGGTCTTCCAGTCTATAACCTCGTATACGCCATCCCCGAGGTCTGTAATGAGGTCTACGGTTCCCTTGATAGCCAAGTTCCCAGACAGCTTTTCTCCCGAAACCTCATATTGATAGCCGCCCCACTGGGAGTCAATACAGAAATCGAAGTGTGGCTCCGCGTCTACCACCTTCCTGTTTCTGGGATCGAACATCCCGTCGTTATAATGAAGGGCCTTCCAAGTCCACTTGATGCAGTCTTTTCGGTCTTTGTCTGACCATGTATGATGATTTGCCCCTTCAGTATATTTGTCATAGACCCTGTTCGCAACTTTCTCTAGATACGCTGGCTTATAGTTGGAGGTGCTCACTCTGCCTATAAAGTCATCTACGAATATCTTTTTGCCACCCTGAGCAGCCTTCTTACAGGAAGCAGCAATCTCCAAGATTTTGTGTACGATGGACCCCTTGTCTGCTTTTTTACCAGACGGACCCCTCCAACCCAAGGTATATTCTAAGTAATACTGCATCGGGCAGAAGCGATGGCAGTTGAATGAAGACGACCTAAAGTAGACAACCGGAATCATAGCGGATTGCCATAACGGTCGCGGCCTTTTAAGTTCTGCATCTCTTCCCACACTTGCAGCCATCCATCTTCGCTATCTCCCTTCACACGAGCGGCCTTGTCGTCAATGTACATGACACCAGCAGGCTTTCCCATGAAGGCGTGATGGTACTTTACACCGTGCTTGTGCAGCCAGTCAGTCCATTCCTTATACCCGCGTTCATATTGTAGGTGCATGTTTCCCTTCTCGCGGTCCCCATACCTTGCGGTGTAAAGCACGATTGTGTAGCCCATGTCGTGCAGCTTATTAACTTGCTCTACTCCGTATGGAAGGGGGTCTGCCCTGTCGTATTCGCCGCCATTAGCCTTATCAGCGATCACTCCATCACAGTCTACGATCAGCGTATTTGATGAATCTGGAAGTGGCATATCATCCTCCTATATAATTTCGGGTATGCATTCGAGTTTTTTAAGTTGTGAATAAATCTCCTGATTTTGCTGAGAGATAGAAAGCTCTTTATTGTCTATTATACTGTCACATAACTTTAGGCTTGAATTGATCTCTGTCTCGCTTCTATGAGAGTCGTTTTTAGACACGGTCCTCGTTAGCCCGACTACAACGCCTCCCGATTCTTGAATCGCACGAACTTCATTCTCAAATCTAACATCAGAGACTAGGGCAAGCTCGGAATCATCTTTCTGGATACGCCTTAAGCAAGTGTCCACCCAAATATTTTCGTGCATGCTTCTAAAGAGGTCGGTTCCAACGTATTGTAACACTTCCCTGACGGTCATAAGGCCCTCCTTTGCTTCCGGGGCTGCCGTAGGAATGTTCTCCCATTTGAGATAGGTTTTTGTGTCCTTCTCTTCGTTGCTTCCGTAAATAAGCTCTCTATCTAGCCCGAATGTGTTGATGGCAAACTCTTTCAGAGTGTCGGCAAATGCGTATGTTCGAACGAACTCGCCAAGGCGGTCATCAAAAAGGGAGCCTACATCAACATGGGGTGATTCAAATGGGAACCACTCCTTGCCGGATACATTCTCACTGAAGATGTCTGTGACTTCTATTTTCCCCGCCTTATTGATGCGAGAGGCCTTGCAGATGCCTAACTCTGCCAGTTTGATGGCTAAGATAAAATTACAAGCAGTGTCTTTACCAGCTTGCTTTTGTCCAGCGAACCCTATTACTTGCGTCATGTGTTATTCCTTATCAATGTCTAGTAAGTTCTCTAATAGCCTCCAAGCCACCGTTCGCGTCTGACAGGTCTTTTATCAGCGTCACGCATTCCGAAACAAGATCTCCGTGCTCTCCAATGGCAGCTGGGTTTGTAAGATAATTGTGAAGATTGATAAAGGCCTTTTTCTTCTTGGATTGAAACTCGGCAACAC